AATGAAAGAGACAGAGCAGAAGTAAGAGCAGAGTTTGGAAGAGGACAAACGGGTCCAGCACTAGCACCTGGAGTTACTCCAGAAACTGCAAGAGATTTTAGATCTGCAGCGATTGCAGCAGGGGCAGGTCAAAGAGTTAACCCAGGTTTTTTTGATAGTAGAGATGTTATATCACCAGAAGAGTTAGCAAGAGCTAGAGCCTTTGCTAGAGACCGTAATAATTTATTTGCAAGACGAGCTATGAGAAATACAAGAGGTGGTGGTCTAATGAGTTTTCTTTCAGGAGGAGGTTTTTTTGGAAACCTTATAAGAGGTCTTGGACAGAGATTTGGTTTGGGTAAAAAATTTAATGAACCAACTTATGATATGCGTCAGTTCAGTGGGATTAATCCAACTTTTCAAGATGATTTAGGTAATGAACTAGCATTGTCAACTGTTGGTAGTACAAATACTGTGGCACCTTTAGGGGCAGAAAGTAGCAATAGATTTTTAGGTTTTCCAATTAACACAGGCATCAATACTTTTACTGGACCTGTAGTTACTGATGACAGAATAACAACAGGTGTTGCAGAGGGTCCTTATTCAAACATGTTTGATTATTTAGAAGTTGAGCCTAATGTCGGTTTAACGAGCACACAACAGTTTAAAGATTCTCCGTTTGCTCAGGCTGATTTTACAGATTACATGGATAATTATACTAACATGATAGAAAATAACGTTCCTATATCAAACGATGAACAGATGTTTATTGATAGTCAAATCGCAGCAAACAGGTTTAACTAGATATTGATTATAGGAGAAAAAGGCTATAAAAAGGACAAACTATGGCAATTTCAAGGATGAATATGGAAAGACAACTTAGAGCTGGTGGTGGTATCATGACATTAGAAGAGCCAAGACAAGGCTTTTTTCTAGGTAAGATTGTAAGAAAAGCCAAGAAAGCTATAAAGAAAGTTGTCAAATCACCATTAGGTAAAGCTGCAATATTAGGCGCAGGTATCTATGGATTAGGTGGTGGATTTGGTCCAGCTGGTTTTAGTAAAGCTCTACTTAAATCAAGAACTATTTCTCCATTTTTATCTGGTGGTAAGCTTAGCACTATAGGGGATATTTTTAGAGTAGGTGGTCAAGCAGGCAATAAATTTAGTGCACTAAGATTATTAGGTGGTGGATTAGGTGCTACAGCGATAGCTGCACCATTCTTGATGGGCGGTGACGAAGAGGAAGAGGATCCAGGTACACCTGTTACAGGCATACAGCCTATGGTGGCTGATATTAGAGATCAAGCTAAAGCGTTTTATACAGACCCTGCCTCTCGTGCAGCTTCTGGTTTATTCTTTATGCCTCGACAAGAATTTATAAGACCTTTTGCAGAAGGTGGATTAGCTGACATACCAAGAGAAGGATACGAAAGTGGTGAAAGAGTTTCAGGTATTTTAAAACTACTTAGCAGACTAACTCCATTTGGAGCAGCCAAAGAATTAGGTTCAAACATGGATATGGATACTTTAAAAAAACTTAG